AGCAGATTTCGACGCGTGGGTTGTGCTTCGGCTCCGTCTGTCCCCAACCGCGTAACCAAACGGACTGTATTCCGTTCGCTGTTCCCGTCTGAATAAACGACCCGCTCATATGTCCAAAGCCAAGGCGTTTGCGAGGTAGGAACGGGCGGTGCGCTCCTCCAACCGCGTGTGTCGTATCCGGGGGCTGTGCCGTCGGCCGTGAGCAGATAGAACGTTTCGATGTGGGCAATGCCGCGGCCGTTTTTGCCCTTCTCGCCAGGGTCGCCCTTCTCGCCGGGGGCACCTTGCTTGCCTTTCACCTTTGCCCAGGCATAACGCAGCGGGTCGGGCGACGCCTCCTCTTCAAAGTCGGTGTAGATCCCGATGTAGTCAAAATCCGCTCCGCCCGGCGTGGTGGTGAAACCCACTTGTCCGTCTGCGCTGTTGGCGTAGGCCGTGTGCATGTGGCTCGACTTGCCCTTTCGGTCGTTCTCCGACGTCGTCCACTCGGTGGGGGTGTCGCCGATTTCGAGTTTCGGGGCGGCAAACCATACCGCGGCGTTTGTCGCGGGTCTGAATAATCGTAGGAGTATCCATTGCTTTGCGTTGAGCACTTCTGGAGTTGTGAATGTCAGTGCATAACGAGTCCATTCGCCGTCGTGGCTGTGGTTAATGTAAATCGCATCAAGAGGTTTATGAGCCGTAACGATAGAAGCACGATCAATCCCTTTGGTCGTCTTGACCCATGCGCTGAGTGTGTAAGTCGTGTTTGGCCGTAAACGGTTCCCGACTTCCTGAGTCATTGATGCGAACGCTTGCCCATTGAGCATTTGAGTTTCGTAACGTACCGCGTGTGTTCCGGGGATGGGGCTTTTCGTCGTATCGTCAATCTCCGCGGCTGCCGTCTCGTAATTCCACCTCTCCAAACCTTTTGCAAAAGCGCTATTGTCGAGCAAATTGGTATGGTAGCTCTCCCCGTCTCGGCCGTCGGTTCCCTTCTTATCTTCTTCTGATAAGCACCACGGGGTGGCATCTTCTCCTTCTTCGAGCTTGGCGCAACAGATTTCCAGCCAATCGTCCGTGCTCTGCGATTCCGAAAGTGAAGAGAAGAACCACGGAAAGACACGCCCCGATTCTACGCGAAACGTGCACACAACGCGCCGCCATTCGTCCGAAATAGGCTGATACAGATAATTGGCATTGTCGCGGCTAAGTCCGTTTACAGACGTGCGTCTCTCCACCACCGGGTTCATTTGAAAGTAGAACGAGCTGCGCAGATACCCCTTGCCACGAACATAGAACGAGTACGTGTACCATTGCCCCGCTTTGAGCGTGCCGGTGATTCGTTCATTTCCGACATTAAAGGCGTATATTCCATTATTTCCCGGTGCTGCTTCGGGGTCGGCTTGCACACGAAAGCACTTTGTTCCGTATTTCCCCCCGTCGGGTGTGGTGATATTCGCTCCGCCTTTTCGCGACTCTCCTGTTTGGTAAGGAATATTCCCCTCCTTGTCTCTCCACTTCGCGGTGAAGTTGAGCAAGTTTGGGTTCGTCGGCGGGGCGGACTTACCATCATAGCCGGGGCTTCCGTCCTTCGGTTTCGCTTGAATGAGCGTCCAGTGAATAGAGTTCGGCGCGGGCGTCTCTGTCGTCCCTTCAGACTTTGTCGTGGTGCACCTCCATCTCGCTCCGTCCAGCCACACGTCGCTGATCTCAAAGCGTTTCGTTTCGGGGTTTCGTGTTCCGCCGTAATACGTTGTACCCTGTTGCCAGTTGCCCCGATCCACGATTTCAGGAATAGGATTCGCTTTGGCGTCCAGTCGAATGATATCCTGTACCACCAGTCCGCGTGCAAACAAATAATCATCTTTGCCGTCCACGACTTCACCCAGTTCTGATTTTAAGAAGTCAGGTAAAGTTCCAAAGGACGCTCGTTGGTGCTCAGCTGTGATTTTCGGGGCGGTTACTCCTTGCAAGTGCATGATACGTCCCTCTCGCGATGAGAGATACAAGCACGACCGGCGTTCTGCGATACTCGTGTTCCCCCACCGTGCGAGATTCATCCCCTCGCACGGCTGCATATTTGCTCCACCAGGGACGTCGGCGTTATCATACAAAGAGCAAGTAATCGAATTATCGTTGATATCAACACTTTCGACTCTCAACCATGCCACGGCGTAAAGTACCGTTTCGGGGGTGGGCAAAGGCGTGTTCGGGCGAAAGGCTCTGACAGCCGCTGTGCTTACGATACCTTTAATCACGTCGTGAACAGCGAAAGCCGTAATGTCACCCTCAAATCGGCGGCGCATAGTCAACACCCATTGCGTGCCTCTCTGTTCAACCTGTTCCACCGTCCCGCTTTCTGTGAGCAGCCAGTCGCCCTCCACAGCAGTGAGACGATTGATTTGCATTTCAGCCACCTCCAGCCGCGAACGTACGGTAAGGGTTTCCACTTCCGCTGCACCGTCCTTATTGATACGCGCCCCACTTTGTCCCGAAAGGAAGTCACCGACGAGCAACTGTTCCTGTACTTGCTCCGTTCCTTCTGTGCGCACTTCTTTCGCAGTCAGGCCTTGCGCAAAATGGATGGGAGCATGTGCTGTGTCGGGGCGTATTCCCGAAAGATAGCGACTGTCAGCTCCCTTCATCTCCGTAATCAAATCAATAAGCAGCTGTCCGACGCGTTGCGCCGTATTCGCCGCCTCTTGTACCTCGTCCCGAATTTGTTCGGCTCGTTCCAGCAATGTTGCCATAGTCCCTATTGAGTTACGTCGTTTTCTTTGTTTCTATTCGCTTGTTCAAGCTGCTCGACGAGTTTCTTTATCAGCTCGTCCTTGTTCTCCGCGGGCTGTCCGCTGTCTGCGTCTTTCAAGAATTGGAATAGCACCTGCGAAATGAAGCCCGGCAGTCCGGGGATCTCATTGGTCTTTTCCAAAACGACGCGCACCGTATTCTTTTGCTGCTCAATTTTCGCCTTATCCTCTGCAGATTCAAAAATGCTCTTCAACTCCACACCGCCACAGACAATGACACACCCCAAACAGAATATGGGGATCGGCAAAATTGTGCATGCCATCATGTCCAGTTGAGCCAGAATAATGTAGATGACAAGATAGATTGCCGTTTTATTACCGGTATCTCTCAACCTCGACGATACGATTTTCTTCTTGTTCTTAATAGACTTGTATACGCCCGAAACCAAATCAACGAGCACCAAACTGAGCAGAAAACCGGCTCCCCATGTAATCATCGCTGTGTGCTGTCCGGCATTCTGTTTCAGGAACAGCCAATTAACTTCACCAAACCATTCAAGGAATTCCATCATTATATCCTCTTCTATTAAATCAATTCTAACAGGGGAAAGATCCCCGTCCATATCACATTCACTTGCACCACGGTGGGTGATTCATACTCTCCCGGGTGCATTTGCTCTGTGGTGATGAGCGGTTTGTTCGTTCCTACGCCTCCCACGAGCCATTGCGTGCCCTCCGTGTCTGTGAGTCGCAAAGCGACGGCCGTTGTGAGGGAGTGGCGTACGCTGCAGCGCGCTGTTATTTTGGTCGTGTGCAACCGCAAACCGTTTTCGATGTTCTCCGTTACTTCCGCCTCTGCGATATCGGTCAAACAGAATGTTTCTGTGCGTGGAGTGTGCTCACGGGCAAATGCCGCGTGAAAGCCGTCGGCCGTTGCGGTGGGCATGCAAGCCTCCACCTCTTCGGCGGTGATCCACTCTATCCGGTTCAGATACTTTCTCATTGTGTTGTTTCGTTATCCACTTCCTCAAACTCCACGTCTTTCGCTTCGGCTTTAATGTAGCGCGCCGTCAATTTCTTCACGAGCTTCTCCACGTCGACAATCGATTCAAAACCAACTACCGAAACGTCACCCGAAATTTCCAAGAACGGCGGTGTAATCGTCGAGTAGTCCGGGGCTGCCGCTTCGTCTTTGTCGAGTCGCATAAACTTGCCCTGCGCATTGACGAGTTGTGCCATGGCACGGGCGTCGGCGTTGACTCGTGCAGTATTCCAGGCCTCGTCGAGCCGTTGGCGAAACTGCCAGCGCTCGAACTCCACGGTGCTCTGATTCATCGCGCCCAAACAATACTTGATCACCTTCAGATCTTCGTATGCCATGGACTTTCCGACTTGATACCTCCGAATGATTTCCGCCACTATATCTTTATCCAACAGGCGGGGATGAGCCAGCCAGTAGTTGTAAAGATCCCGCAAACGGATCATTCTCCCCCGCGTGCCCGTCGAAAGCCCGGCCTCTTGCATTTCTCTCTCGTCTGCAAAGAGAAATTTTTGCGCGGTGTCGAGCAGCGTGATGTTCATAAGTCGAGTTGTGCTTGTTTGAGATACTCAGCCACGCGTTCGGTCGCACTGGGCGATCCCGCCTCCATGTACTCAATGTTGCGTTCTCGCATTTCGAGCGTGGTTTGTGCTCTGATGCGTCGAAAGACTTTACTGATTTCTTGATTTGGGTCTTCAATAGCGTCTCGCAAAGCCGTTTCGTCGACGTCCATCAGCACCGCGATGTCCGCGATCGGCGTCAATGCTTTGACGAGTCTTTCGAAAAGCGAAAAATCAAACTCATCATTTAAGTTGAAAAGTTGGGATGTTTTGAAATTTTCTTCGCACATATTCCGCAAAAGTCCTCTTGTTTGTAATGTTATATACCTCGTTTCTTGTGCCGCGCGTGCCGTTTTGTGAAGTGATCACGGTGCAGCTCTGCTCCGTCCCCTCTATCACCACGGCTTTCGCGTGGTTGGCACAATAGTTCACCGTGTCAAAAACAGCTGTCGTGATAGTTCTTGTTCTCGCGGTCTTTTCCGCTGCCTTCATATCAATG